AAAGGTATTTGAAAAGTCTTGGCTGGAAGAAATGGATTAACTGTATTGGGATCAGAGGTGACGAGCAAAGAAGAATTAAGCCCTCAAAGGACAACAGATGGGATAATTGGTATCCTCTATACCACGCAGGTGCTACTAAAGCTATAATTATGGACTTCTGGAAACAACAATCATTTGACCTTGCTCTTTGGGGAAAGAATGGAGTTACGCCAAAAGGAAATTGTGACGGTTGCTTTCTAAAATCTGAAGCAACTTTAGCTATGATGTTTCGAGAACATCCAGAACGGATGCAATGGTGGATTGATATTGAAAATAAACATTCAAAGGCAGTTGGAAGAGAAGCCCACTTTCATGCTACAAGAAGATTTGCTGACATAGAAAACTTTGTCTCTCGGCAGGGGGATTGGATATTTGATACGGAAGGAGTGCTTTGCCAAGCTGATGACGGGGAGTGTACAGGGTTATGAGAGATAGTGAGAAACTAGCTGACATCAAACAAGCAAGGAGAGAGCTTCTACAACCTCCAAAGAAGCACACTTTGTCTATTGATAACTCAACTGCTCCTTCACCCTTTTCAGTACTGCCTAGCCGGGTCTTTGCTGATGCCAGAGTGCAGAACGCTTCAATAAGAGTGCTTGGTACAATCTGTTGCCATGCCAATCAGCATAGCGGCATTGTCTTCACCAACCAGATCACTATCGCCAATAGACTTGGTATTACCAAACAAGCAGTAAGCCGACAGATGCGACTGCTCGAGAAGTGTGGGTACATCAAGAAGATCTACAAGGAAAACCCACTCAGAAAGAAGGGAAGGAAGGGAGCTACTTGGCGAATACTCTATGACCCGGCAACTACTGATGAGGATATTATAGCCCATAACAAGCCAGACTTTGTGGCAGAGCAAGACGCTGAAGATACGCTCAAAGTCATTGCTAAAAGTCAACCTGACGTTGACAAAGTGAATGAGCAAAGTAAACGTGACGTTGACTATACTAGTAAAAAAGTAAACTCCCAAGTTGACTATAACTATAGTAGTACTAGTAGTAATAAAGACTTTAGAGAAATTGCTATGCAGATATGCAAGGTTTACGCCAGAGAGAGAGAAGAAAGGCTAGGAGCGATGCTTGGCTGGAGAAACGATGAAAGGCAGATAGCAATAGTAGAGAAGTATCTGGGGCAAGGACATGATAAGAATGTATTGCTTGAGACATTCCTTGGATCACTCAATCACTTCAAAGAGACAGGTAAACGTCCACCATTCTCACTAGCATACTATGATAAATACTTTAATAAACAAGAGAAGGAGAGTGTTAATGACATACTCAAAAGAACAATTAACAGGTCTAGATTTAACAGCGTTCGGAAACCTAGATGACCGTCTAGATTACAGAACAGTTATGCTTAGAGCTGTAGAAAAAAAGGGTTCGCTATGGTCAACATAAAAAAAAGTGACCCTTGGGGGGGTGGGGTGTCAGCATATGTGCGGATGTCTCACAAAAATATTTTCACAAAAACTAGGAGGTTAAAATGAAATATTACGATGTTGTATCTGGTCGAAAAGTTATCGGTCAAGACAAGAAGCGATGGACAAATGTTGGCGTTGCTTTTGAAGGAGATGATGGCAAAATCACTGGGATAAAGCTAAATGCTTTACCATTGCAGAATGAGAATGGCGAAGTATGGTTATCCTTATTTGAGCAAAAGCCAAAGAGTAATGCTGATGCGTTTAACAGAGCTACTGAGGAAATATTAGATGACGAAATCCCGATCTAAAAGACCAAAGATACAGTTTCCTAATCTTAAGGAGTTGGGGTCTGTTCGATCAGTAAGAAGGAAGATTGGTGGGTCAGATGTTATTTTTGACAACCGGGATAAGTTGGCTCAAGAACTCATCAATCTTTCTACTGCTAAGATATCAGATGTATTGTCTTGGGATGAAGAGGGGAATATAAAGGTCAAGCCGAGTGCTGATATTCCGGACAGTGTTCTTACGGCAATCAAGAAGATTAGGATTGTTCCAACTGCGGATGGAAAGAATGCCATAGATATTGAGCTGATTGACAAGGTTAGTGTTCTGAGGACATTGGCAAGGGCTTCCGGGTTGCTTGATCAAGACAAGACGAGCGATAAGCCAGCTGTTGTTGAAGTAAAGATGGTAGGCCCAAAGGATGAATGAGGATGAGGAGTTTGCCAAACGCTTTGCTCTCAAACCTATAAAGCCCGATGAGAGGTTGTACCAAGTACGCTATCTCCGTCCAGAGATTGTAGCAAAACTAAAGGCATATATCAGAAAGGAGAAATTTAGATGGAAGAAAAGAAAATCACGCCCGATGGAGGAATGAACCTAGACTTTTCTCGCTCCCCGGTTTTGTGGAAGTTTCTCAACGATGATAGTTTTATCAAGTCGATCATGGGGCCAGTGGGTTCTGGCAAGTCCTATGCGTGTTGTGCGGAGTTGTTTCGAAGAGCCGTTATGCAGAAGCCTAGTCCGAGGGATGGCATCAAGTATTCACGTTTTGCTGTTGTCAGAAACTCTTACCCTATGCTGAAGACCACTACATTAAAGACCTGGCTTGAGTTGTTTCCAGAAGATGTATGGGGTAATGTTCATCATGCTCCACCAATCAAGCATCATATTCGTCTTCCCTCAAAAGAAGGAGCAGCAGGTATTGATATGGAGGTTATGTTTCTTGCCCTTGATCAGCCTAAAGATGTACGAAAACTGTTGTCTCTCGAGCTAACCGGGGCTTTTGTTAACGAAGCAAAAGAGTTACCCAAGGCGGTAATTGATGGCTTATCGCATCGTGTTGGTCGCTATCCAACAAAATCAGACGGTGGGCCAACGTGGCGTGGTATCATTATGGATACCAACCCTCCAGATGATGACCATTACATCTACCATATGGCAGAAAAAGAAAAGCCTAGCGGAAAATTTAAGTGGAGTTTCTATAAGCAACCGGGGGGAGTAAAGGAAGTTCATGCTGATGATGTTCCTGCCGATATGCCAGAAGCTCAAGGGTTTATGTATCAAGCTAGTCGATGGTGGCAAACCAATCCCAAAGCAGAAAACCTAACCAATCTGCCCGATGGATACTATGAGCAGTTGATCCCCGGCAAGACATTGGATTGGATACGATGCTACGCTGAAGGGAAATATTCCTATGTTCAAGAAGGAAGACCGGTCTGGCCCGAATATGATGACCACTCCATGTCTGATGAACTAACGATCCAAGACGGTATTCCCGTTCAAGTGGGACTTGACTTTGGGCTTACACCATCAGCGGTGTTTGGTCAGAAGATGCAAAACGGTCGGTGGCATATTCTCCGAGAGATAGTAACCTTTGATATGGGGCTAGAACGCTTTGCCCATTTGCTCAAAGCAGAACTTGAAACATGGTTTCCAAAGTTTGAATGCATGATATGGGGTGACCCTGCAGGATCAGCAAGGGATATGATCTATGAGCAAACAGCATTTGATCACCTCAAAACACATGGGCTAATTGCTAGACCAACAGCAACCAACGAATTCAAGACCCGAAGAGAAGCAGGGGCTATACCAATGACACGGCTGATAGACGGCAAACCGGGATTTTTGGTACATAGAGAATGTGTTCGTCTTAGAAAAGCTCTGGCTGGGGGCTATCACTTCAAAAGGGTGGCGATGGGTTCTGGACATGAGCGGTTCAAGGATGTTCCCAACAAAGACCACAACTCCCACGTTGCGGATAGTCTAGGGTATCTTCTGCTAGGAGGTGGAGAGCATCGTAATATGGTTCGAGGTAAATCCCCTCACTTCTATAAAACGGCAAACGCTTGGGGCGATTTTGATGTTTTTGCCTGATGAAATCACAGAAGTAGCCAAATTTGATGGGGTTTATGCAAAGATTGTAGATTTTGAGCCGCATCACATTGATGAGATAACCTATAGATCTGCCGATAGTGACTTTGTCCAAGCAAATAAAGATCAGTTGGTCAGCCGATTGCCCAAAGGTATGTCCTTTTCCGCAGTTGTTGATGATCAAGTATTCGCTATGTTTGGGTTAGTTCCCTATTGGAAAGGGTGCTATGAATGTTGGCTTATTCCTGCGAACAATCTTGATACCCATAAAATGAAAATGCATCGCACCTCAATACGTTTTTTTGAGTATACAGCCAAGGTATTGAGAGCAAAACGATACCAATGTTATGTATATTCGGCTAACTTACGGGCTGTTAGATGGATTGAAATGATGGTATTTAAAAAAGAAGGGCTTATGAAAAACTTTGGCCCCAACCAAGAAGACTTTTTTTTATATGCGAGGTATTTTTGATGGATTTTTTATTTGGTGGTGGTGGCGGTGGCCCCAGTGAGGAAGAAAGAAAAAGGCAGGAAAGTAGAGAGCAAAGAACAGAAGAACGTGTTCAGAAGCAGGAAGAAAAGGTAGAACGGCAAGAGCGTCAGGAGAAAGCAAAGATCAGAGCCAGAAAAACAGCTGTTCGTCAAGGCGCAACTGGAGCTGGTACGATGACACAGCTGGTGTCTCAAGGTAGAACAGACCCAATGCGTGGCAATCCTCGAATGCCAGATGAGCAAACAAAACTCGGACGTAACCCACGGTAATGAAAAAGTATTTACGCAACCCAAGAAAAAAGGAGATGAGTGATGCCTATGGTAAGTTACAAAACGAAGGACGGTACAAAAAAGAAGAAGTTCAAGTACACAAAAAAGGGAGTAGCGGAAGCCAAAAAGATGGCGAAACAGACCGGGGGAAAGATAAAGGTCAATAAAAGCTACGGATGAGACTTGATGTAACCACACTCAAGGGTCGCTTCAAGAAAGCTATGGCCCACAAGGATGAATGGCGATCCATCTATGAGGATGCGTATCGCTATGTTTTGCCCAATCGTAATCTGTATGATGGGAACTACGAAACCACTTCACCAAAAAATGACAAGATGAACCGAGTGTATGACAGTACAGCAATACACGCTACCCAGAGATTTGCCAACCGTCTTCAGTCTGGGGTATTTCCTACGCAACGGCATTGGTGTCGTTTAGTTCCTGGAGATGAAATACCAAAAGAAAAACATATTGAGGTACAGCGTGTTCTTGATAACTATGCAGATACGATGTTTGATGTTATGCGGCAATCAAACTTTGATATGGCGATGGGTGAGTTTCTCCTCGAGTTAGCAATAGGAACGGCTGTAATGATTATCCAACCCGGTGACGAGTTGCAACCCATTCGCTATACAGCCGTTCCCTCTTTTCTAATTGCTTATGATGAAGGGCCATTTGGTACAGTTGATAAGGTATATCGTCTGCATCGCATTCCTTTTGTTGCTGTTGATCAAGAGTTTCCAGATGCTGACATCCCAGATCAGCTGAAACAGAAGTATGACGGCAGACCAGATGAGAAGATAGAGCTGTATGAGATTACCTGCTATGACAAGGATGAAGGTATCTTTCACTATCATGTCATTACCAAGGAAGGTGAAGATGAGATTGTCTATAGACGTTTGAACTCCTTCCCTTGGGTTGTATCTCGATATATGAAAGCAAGTGGTGAAAAGTATGGTAGAGGGCCTGTCCTTACAGCTCTGCATGATATCAAGACCCTCAATAAACTCAAAGAGTACCATCTGAAGAATGCATCTCTATCTATTGCAGGTGTATATACAGCGATGGATGATGGTGTTCTTAATCCAAATTCAGTCCGTTTGGTTCCGGGAGCAATCATCCCGGTGGCTCGTAACGGTGGAAACCAAGGAGAAAGTCTCAAGCCATTGCCCCGGAGTGGAGACCCCCAGCTTTCCCAGATGTCACAACAAGATCTCGTGATGTCTATCAAGCAAATTCTTATGGATGATATGTTGCCACCCGATACAGCTTCTGCTCGATCCGCTACCGAAATCATGCAAAAGATGAAGATCTTATCTGAGAACATGGGTAGTGCCTTTGGAAGACTTATTCAGGAGACAATGTATCCGGTTGTCAGACGTACTCTTGAGGTTATGGATGAGCTTGGAATGATTGAACTACCATTGAAAGTCAATGGGTTGCAAGTCAAAGTTCAGCCCGTAGCTCCAATAGCAATGTCTCAAAACATGGAGAAAGTAAGTGAAATAATGCAGTATATGCAGATTGCACAAAGTATGGGACCTGCTGGGCAGTTGGCAGTAAAGCAGGAAGTCCTACTTGACTACATAGCCGATCAGCTTGCTATACCTGCCGAAGTCAGAATGACCCAAGAAGAAAAGCAACAGATACAGCAAATGCTGATGGAACAAGCAATGAAGATGCAAAACCAACAAGGAATGATGCAGGGTGGAGGAGAACCAGAACAACCAGCTTGATGAAGATCTATGGCCCGAGGTTACTGAAGATCTACAAGTTTCGCATTTGGATTTGCTCTATGCAACTGTCTTCAATAGTCCAGATGGGTTGAAGGTCTTAAAGCATTTAGAAAGCACAACTATTGATCAGCCCTGTTGGTTTCCGGGAACAGAAGCAAGCCAAGGTTATTTTAGAGAAGGACAAAACTCATTAGTAAGACAGATAAACAGTAGAATAAGGAGAGCTAAAAATGTCTGAAGAACAGCAAGAAGAACAGGTTGAAGAGCAACCACAAGCTGAAAGCAGTATGCAAAAATTAGCAGGAGAGGATCTCAATGCCCCGACAGAAGAAGAAAATTCGCACCTCCAGACCAATGATGAGCCGGAGGGTGTTGATCCAGACGAGGTTGAGTTCGTCAAGCCGGAGTGGCTCCCGGAGAAGTTCTGGGATACGGAGAACGGTACGAACATAGAGAAACTTGCCAAAAGCTATACTGACCTTGAAAAAAGATTTTCAAAGGGTGAACACAAAGCCCCAGAAAGTTATGATGTTTCTTTTTTAGGAGAAAATGTGCCAGAAGATGATGAGCTTCTCAACAAATACAAGGAAATAGCCACTACCTATGGAATGTCACAAGAGGACTTTCAAACTCTAGCTATGCAGTTTGTTGGTGCTGTTGAAGATGAGGAACTAAGCCAACAAGAATTTATTGAAGAGCAAAAGCGTTTGCTAGGAAATAATGCTGTTGAGTTAGTGCGATCCAACTATGACTGGGGGAAAAGTCTTCTAAACAAAGGGGTAATTACAGAGAATGAGTTTACTGTCCTAGATGAAATGGGCGGTACAGCTGATGGTACACGACTGCTGCGAAAGATTAGAAATCTATCAAGTCCAAAGGAGCTTCCCATTCCGTCCTTCACCGGGGAAAGAAAGACAAAAGAAGAGTTGGCTCAGTATGTTTCTGACCCACGTTGGAAGTCTGACCCTGTCTGGAGAAAGCAAAAAGAGAAAGAGA